GCAGGAGCATCAGCGGCAGGAGCATCAGCGGCAGGAGCATCCGCATCAGGAGCATCCGCATCAGGAGCACCTCCCACTTGCCCAAGTGGTTCTAAAAATGTTTTATTAAATGATGATTTTATTTTTGATTCAATATCTTTATTTCTAATAAGATCCCTGAATATTTTACTCCATTTATCAAAATTTTCTTGTTTAATTTTATCTATAGTTTCAGAATTGGCCTCAAGAGCAGGAGCAGCAGCTTCTTCAACATCAGCGCCCTCAGCGCCATCTTCATCTACATTTCCCTTATCTGCATATTTTGCATCTGTAAATTTTGCATATTTTGTTATAGACATACTAACGCCCATCTTGTAATATCTTATATAATGATTATACTATTTTTTATAATTTATAACCAATAGTATAATAAATAGTATAATAAATAGTATAATATATAAAAAAGGATTTTAATTACAAAAAATTGATTGTAATTCTATAAATAAAGTATATTACACCTCCCCCTTAACGTAAACTATTCAATATGAAGGTTCTTGTTTTTGATACTGAGACAACTGGTTTGCCTGAAGATAGTTATGCATCTTTCCACGATTCATCTAAATGGCCTCACATTATCCAACTATCATACATTATCATTGATACTGATACAAAGGAAATATTGGATTACGTTGATCGTATTGTTAAATTAGATCCATCGGTCATTATATCACCCGAAAGTATTGCCGTCCATCAAATTACGCGTGAAAAAAGCGAATCACAAGGCATTCCAATTAAAAAGGTGCTGATTGAATTTGTTGGATCCATTCAAACAGTAGATGTCATTGTTGGTCACAATATTATCTTTGATAAACGTATTATTACCGTTGAACTTTATCGCCACGATATGAAGAACTGCTTCTACAATAAAAGTGGAGCAATTCCTGAATATTGTACTATGAAACGAACGACTGATTTGTGTGCAATCCCAAGAGTGAATAAAAAAACAGGCGAAACTTATAATAAATTTCCAACTTTGTCAGAATTACATTTGAAATTATTTGGAAATGCTCCAAAAGGAACACATAACGCAATTGCTGATGTCATGATTTGTTTGCGTTGTTATGTGATGATGGAATGTAATTATGATGTTTCAACCGACAATGATGTTAAAATGGTTTTTAAATATTTGTATAAATCCTATTGTATGTAAATTTCAAAACTATAAATACTAACCTTGCCAAGGGCGATAATTAAATGCTATATTGTCAAATATTTTCCAACTATTATATAATGCCCCATCACAAATCTCCTTGTTTTTTTTATAAAAATCACGAATTGCGTCTAATAATTGGTAACTGGAAATACTCTCATCGTCCATTAAATCAGATGTAAATAGTTGAAATTCACTTTTTATACCACGCGGTAAATCGTTAAAACTTTTTTTTAATGTATCTGTATATTTTTTATCGGTTTCATCAAAAACGCTAATAGAACGGTATGGTTTCAAACTCATAGTGTGATATAATAATTGTTATTATTATGTATAGTAATAACAATTATTATATCAATTTTTATATATAATATTTTTATATATAATATAAATTTGTATTTTTAACTTGAACACATAAGACATTCTTCAGGTCCTTGTTCTTGTGCTTGTGCTTGTGCATGTGCCTGTCCTTGTGTTGTGGCAGCGTTGCTATTATTCGCCGACGGTTTAATTGTAAATTGTTGCGCTTGATGTTTTGCTTTTCGGCGCAAATAATAAATTCCCGTTTTCAATCCTTTTTCCCAAGCATAAAAATGCATTGAAGTCAGAATTTTATAATCTGGGTCTTCAATCCATAAATTCAAACTTTGGGATTGACAAATATATGGCGCTCTATCAACTGCCATATTGATTAATTGTTTCATTGGCAATTCCCATACCGTCTTATACTTATCCTTTAAATGCTGTGGAATAGTCGTTAATTGTTGGACGCTGCCTTTATTCAAAATAATATTTTCTTTGATAGAATCATTCCACAACCCCATTTCCAATAATTCTGCCATTAAATACTTATTTGGCATTACAAATTCACCAGCGTTTGTGCGGCGCGAATATAAATTACTCGTGAACGGTTCAAAGCATTCATTATTCCCAAGAATTTGGGACGTAGAAGCAGTGGGCATCGGAGCAACCAAAAGGGAATTACGCATTCCATAAACCTTGATTTGCTCTTTTAAACCGTGCCAGTCATAACGATTGCTACTCGGCGAAACACCCCACATATCAAATTGGAGTAATCCCTTTGATGATGGACTTCCGGCGAATGAACTGTAAGCGCCCATTTGTGTATCATTTAAATAATATAATTCGGCAGGAATGGGTAACAACTCTTTCACTTGTTCGTCACTTTCAGCTTCTGGTAAATAATCACGCGACACTGTATCGCGTTTTTGATACTTGTGTAAATGTTCAGTATCAACATCTTTAAACAAATTGCGATGGTCTTTTGCCAATTGCTGCATAGAACGAGACCGTTCCTTTGCAATTTCCATAGAACGTTCTACTGAAGCATGATAAATGGTTTCAAAAATAAGTTTATTGGTTTCTTTTGCTTTATCACTTGTAAAAGAAACATCCATTAAAGCAAAAACATCAGCTAGACCTTGAATACCAATTCCAATCGGACGATGAAGTAAATTACTCACCCGCGTTTTGTCGGTCGGGTAAAAATTAATATCAATTACTTTATTCAAATTATAAGTAATCACTTTGGTAACCTCGTGGAGTTTTTCATAATTAAATGTTTTATCACTATTTACAAATTTTGTTAGCCCAATACTTGCCAAATTACATACTGCTGTTTGTTCAGAGTCACTATATTCAATAATCTCGGTACAAAGATTACTTGATTTAATGACCCCGATATTCTGTTGATTGCTTTTTTTGTTAGCAGCATCCTTATAGAGTAAATATGGTGTTCCGGTTTCCATTTGACTATCCAAGATTTTAAACCATAGGTCTCGTGCTTTTACTATTTTTAATGCTTTTCCACTCTTCGCATATTTATCATAGAGAGAATTAAATTCATCTCCATAACAATCTGCTAATCCAGGACAAATGTGAGGGCAAAATAAATGCCAATCTTGATTTGTTTTTACCTTTTCCATAAAAAGGTTTGGAATCCACAACCCATAAAACAAATCACGAGCACGCATTTCTTCATCACCGTGATTTTTTTTCATATCCAAAAAACGTTCAATATCAGCATGCCAAGGTTCTAAATAAATCGCGAAACTTCCGTTTCGTTTATTACCACCTTGATCAATGTATCGTGCAGTTGTATTAAAAACTCGCAACATTGGAACAATACCATTACTTGTGCCATTGGTTCCATTAATATGTGTTCCTGATGCACGAACATTATGAATATGCAAACCAATTCCACCAGCCCATTTAGATATTTTAGCACAATCTTTTAGTGTATTGTAAATGCCTTCTACACTATCATCTTCCATTCCAAGTAAATAACAAGAACTGAGTTGAGGATTATTTGTACCTGCATTAAAAAGTGTTGGAGTAGCGTGCGTAAAGTATTTATTTGATAATAAATCATATGTTTCTTTTACCTTATGCAAATCTTCACCGTGAATTCCAATTGCTACTCGCATCCACATATATTGCGGACGCTCAATTACCTTTTTATCAACCCGCATAAGATATGCTCGCTCTAATGTTTTAAACCCGAAATAATCAAACAAATAATCACGTGAATGGTCAATCATTTCATTAATTTTATCTTTATGATTCTGACTAATAGACCAAGTATGTTTATGAATAAGTGGTTTATGTATTCCGTGAACATCACAATAATTATAAAGAATATCCATTGCTTCCGAAAAACGATGAGTTGTGTTTTTATGGTTATTGGATACAATAATTCTACTAGAGAGAATTCCATAATCTAAGTGTTTAGTCGTTAATGAAGCACATTGTTCAGCCATTAATTCATCAATAATATGTGTTGGAATATTACTATAGAGTTGGTCTACAATTTTCATAACCAATTGACTATAATTAACATTTAGGGTAGGTTTTTGATTTGTACCAAGATATTTTACTCGCTGTAAAATCTTATCAAATGATAACACTTCAGTTTCGCCATTTCGTTTCATAACATACAGTTCTTCGTCGGATAATGATGATGAGGTTGATGAGGTTGATGATATTAATGTCATTATTAATAGATATTCTATTATTTATTAATAATAAGAAAAGTTTAAATTGTTATCTTTAATATATAGTATATATAATGAACCTTAAATTAATATCAACCGTTATTAGTATTTTAACAAGTATTCTCATTATTTATTTTTTCTTTATTATTATGAGACCAAATACGAACGAAAAAGTTGTATCAACCGATTTAAAAAACGGTGAGGGTGATGCAGAGACAACAGATGAAAATGAAATGGACAATGATTTTGACCCTGACTTAAATAATGATTACGCCAATGAAATTAATCGCCAATTATTAGACAATATTACACCGTTATCAAATAACTCTGATATTTTTTTACCTGCAAATGAACTGAAATTAGATAACTATAAGGATTTAGAAAATAATAATTCTGAAAAAGAAGTGTATACGAATGATGCGCCTTTATTTATGACAACTGATTCTAAAAATAAAAAAGCGAAACCAATTGATTTAAATAGCCAGCATCGTCGTGTTAACTTTTATTAAAGAGGCGTCTTATCACATTTACCTGACCATAAAAAGTAAAGAGAGAAAATGAAAAAGATGAATGATGTCATATATTTTAATGTTTGATCACTGTATTCTTTATTAAAAAATGCGCCATACTTTGCAGCAATAATATAAGAAACACACAATACGCCAGCGATTAAAAAATCAATTTGTTTGCGTTTATAATAATCAATAGCAGCTAAAATAGATATAGGCGGAAGCATTGATAATATAACTGTGCCTACTGCCAATTTATAATCAGGGATGATATTTAAAAATAAGAGACCAGGTAAAAGAATAAATGTACCGCCTATCCCTAATCCACCGCCAATTAAACCTGCAAACATACCAATAATAGCAGTTAGAAAAATTCTTAAAATCATTATTATATATTCTATATTATGTATATATAATATATAATAGCATATATAATATATAATA